GAGCGAGCGCGGCGAGCCGCCGGCAGGCTGTCCCCCCCTCACTAATAGGGGGGGAAAGGGTAGCCGCCGGGCAGGAAGGCCAGACCAAAGGGCGGTGTTCTGGAAGCCTGGTAGAGCGTCTGGTGATGACTGCAACGGGGGAAACCAAGCTGACGCTGCGCCGGCATGGGCTCAACGGTGATGCGGCCTTCGTGGATTGGCTCAATTTCACCGTGGGCGATGAGTCCTTTGATTGGTCTACGTCCAGTGTCGAAATGAGCGAGGACCGCATCATTGCGGATGCATCCTTCACGCTGGCCGGCATCTTCGGCTTCGGTGTCACGAAGAAGCTGCCCAACGGTCGGAACTTCTACAACAGCAGTTACAGCCTGGGTGATGAGTGGGGCTTTGTCGCCATCGGTGGCCAGCGAAACACGGTGATGGTGAGCATCAGCGGCACCGGGCTTGCTGCGGCGCGGGATGGGTGGGAAAGCCGGTTGCATGCATGGCTCGAAACCAAGGCCAAGCGCGCCAAGCTGACGCGCGTCGACGTCGCGCATGACTGCTACAGGGGGCAATACACTGTTGATCAAGCGCGGGATGACTACCGGGCCGGCGGTGCGGGTACTGAGGGCCGCATGCCCGTCTGCGAGGAGCGCGGCGACTGGTACAGGCCCAACGGCAGCGGTCGCACCTTCTATATCGGCAAGCGCACGAACGGCAAGTACGCGCGGGTGTACGAGAAGGGAAAGCAGCTCGGCGATGCGAAAAGCCCGTGGGTGCGCCTGGAAGTCGAGTTCAAGGCTGTTGATCGCCTTCTCCCGTTTGACATTCTGCTGCGTCCCGGCGAATACCTAGCCGGGGCGTACCCGATGTTCGAGTGGATCAATGCCCGTGCGGAGCGGATCGCCACCGTAAAAAAGGCTTTGGCCGCCGGATATGAACGGGCTGTGACGTATGCCCGGCGGCAAGTTGGCGGGGCGCTTGCGTTCATCGCCGAAATGGAGGGCGGAGTGCAGCAGGCGTTCGACGTGCTCCGGCGGGACGTAGGGAAAATTCCGGCGTGGGTGAAGAAGGCCGCGCCAAGTCTCGAAGATTCGGCCGTACCGGTTCACGAATATCGGCGGCCGCCTTTGCCTGAGGGCCTCGTGGTGGAACGTTGGGTAGCGCAGTGGTAGGTGTTCGTTGCCGGGGCGTTTCCCGGCGGTGTAGTTTTGTTGTGGAAAGGGTGTGTGATGATCTTCAAGACCAATTGTGAAATCGTGGGTGCCAAGATGTTCGAGGGCAACATCGATGGCGTCGCGTATGACTCGACAACGCTTTTCGTGAAGACGGAGCTGGACGAAAGCCGCGACACGGCGCGGGGCTTCGCGACGACAGAGTACAAGTATGGCACGTCGGCCGAGTTCGCCAAGATCAAGGACCGGAAATTTCCGTTCCTGGCCGAATGCGAAATCGAGCTGACGACGACGGGCCGCAAGGACAACAAGCGCATGATTTCCATGCATCCGCTTGCGCGACCTGTAGCGCCGGGTGGCGGTGCGGTTGGCGGCGCGGGCGTGGTTGCTGGGCCGGCGAAGTGAGGTGCTTTGTTCGCGACGACGCGTTCGTGGACGCGCTGTGGCGCGATGCCTTCGCGCAGGGCGTGAAGCTGACGGAGAAGGAGGAAGCGTTGTTGGCGGGTCTGCTTTGCGAGTCGGCAGACGAGCTAGAGGCGATCGTTGCGAAGGTTGGCGGCTGGCATGGTTTCGGGCTGTTCCTTCGTGGGTTCGGGTTGGGTCTTGGGGTCTGGCGGAACGAGCGGGCCAGCTCCTCGCCAGCGGGCGAGACAGAGTAAGAGGGGTCCGGCGAGTGGCCTGTTCTGCTGCACAAAATGGGGTAAAGCCAGGGGCCAGCGGTGCAGCGTGTGGGCTGTTGCACCGGGGTTGTCGGCTGGAGGTTCGTCGTTACCCGTGTCGGTGTGGTTGGTTGAACCTCGTTGCAAGGTGTGTTGATGTTCGCACCGGTCGGGTGCGGATTGCGCCGGCCTGGCGGGGCAAGTGTGGTTCCTGTGGTGTGTATCTCGGCTGGCAGGACAGAGGCGCGGGGATGCATCGCCGTTGATCGTGATGGGTTAGTCCTGAAAGGGGAGTGTGATGTTTCGTTTTCTGTTGATTGAGTGGCGGCGGTTCGTGCTGTGGTGTGAGCTGAAAGCGGCGAATCCGCAGCGTAGCTATACCGTCACTGCCGTTGATGAGGAGCATTTCATCATCGGCGAGCGTAGGACCGCGGCTGAGAGTGCGGAACGTGACAAGCAGCGGCAAGCGGAGGCGTTATATTTTCGGGAGCGGCGTGAGGCTTTGCGGAAGTTCTCGAGTCCAGAGGAGTGGAAGCAGGTGGAGGCGCAGCAAAAGGCGGCGAGTGCCCGTTTCAAGCGGATTATGGAGCAGGTGAAGGAGTCGCAGAAGGACCGCAAGTAAGGGATTTTCCTTTTCACATGGGCTCGGGCCCGTTGAAAGGAGAAAGTCATGTCGGTTTATGGTACGTATGGTGTTCGGTGTTTCGGCTTTGAGTTGAGCTTTACGATAGTGCCTTACGGGCGGTTTTCCGTGGTGCAATATTGTGTAGCTGACAAAGAGTGGGTCGTCATGGGTGAGTACCGCACGAAAAGGGCCGCAGTTAAGGCAATGAGGCAGCATGCGGATGGAGTGGCGGTTTATCTGGATGACGGCGAGGAGTGCGAGTGTCGGGTTTTGGATTCAAGTGGGCAGAAAGTTGATGAGTATTCCACGTGGGCCAAGATGGTGAAGGTAGTGTGTAGTTCCCGTTAAGTCTGTTTGTTAACCTGGGCCTTGGCCCATGTGTAAAGGGAAATCATGAACATGGAAGTTCGGGTGTTGTCGGTGCGGACGGTTGCAAAAGGGTTGCGGATTGCCCATGTCCGATTCGGCGAACTGGTGGGCGATTGTCCGGCCGGTCCTGATGTTGTCGAGGGCGGCGTCGGGTATCTCTCGGTCAAGCCGCAGGTGCGCGAGGGTCGTCTCGGGGCGACCGTGCGTGTCAACGGAACGAAAGGGGACAAGGAATGACGGCGGCGGATTTCGCTTTGCTGGGGATTGACGCTCAGACCATTCTCGAGGTCTGGAGCTGGGGCTTTGGCTCGGTGGTCTTCATGTGGTCACTGGGCTATGCGGTAGGTTGCGCTGTGCGGGTCATACGGGCGGCGTGATGTAGTGCTCGGGTTCGGGCGGAGCGGCGCGGCGTTATCCGCGAAAAACTCATTTTTGAGGAGGTAACACAATGGCAGCGATCTTCACCGCGGTTGATCTTTCTACCGTCGCCACCTTCGTTTCGGCTACCGGCGTCGTCATCGTCGGTATCGCCCTGGCCTTCAAGGGCATCAGTCTCGCGAAGCGCGGCATCAATCGGGCCTGATCGGTACTGGCTCGGGTCAGCACGGCCGGGCGTGAGTTCGGCCGTTTTTGTTTCAGCGGGTGAAAGGGGGTTGTGATGACGGGTGCGCTGGTTGCGTTGTTCTGGGCGCTGGTTGCGGCGATAGGGGCGGCGGCCGCGCTGGCGTTCATCAAGGGAATGGGGGGTGGGCAATGAACGCGGGGAGACGGATAGGATGGTTTCTCCTGGGCGTGGGCCTTGCGGCTGTTCCGATGCTCGTGTGGGCGGGTGGAGTCGTGGTCTATGATGGCACGGCCGGCACGCTGACGCCTGCAGGGGAGCTGGTCAAGCATCAAGTGAATGCGACGCAGGGTGCGCGGAGCTATAGCGGTACGGCGGGGCCACAGGTCGAAGTCAAAACGCCGATGCGTCATTTGGTCACGTCGGGGCGTGTGCCTGTCACGATCGACAACGAGGTGCGCCAGAAGGTGCTGGCCAAGGGTATAGGCAAACTGGCTGTGGGCGTGGCGAGGGGCACCGTTCAAGGTTTGGTTGTCGGCACGGTCATTGACGCGGCATTTGATGCAGCGGGCATTGAGTGCGATCTGACGGGGTGTCGGGTTGCTGTCGTAGTGGAAAACTGTCCGGGCGGTGTGTGCTCGATCAATGCGACATCGGGGCCAGTCGCACCGGCGGCTCGGTATCGGTTCTTGGGTACGTGGTATGGGACGTTTGCGGCGGCGCAAAGTGCGGCGTTGGCGTATTACGCTCCCGCAGGGGCGGGGGGTTACGCTTGCGGTCCAAGCTTTTGGTCGACTACGCCATGCTCTGAGCCGTGGCAGGGATGGACGCCTGGTGTGGAATTCTTCACGTTGCGGAAGAATGCTTCGGAAATGGGTAACGGGGGGTCGGGGTGGTCGTACCAGTTGGAAAAGCAATGGCAGTGTAGTAGTGGGACTCTGGCTTGGCAGAGCAATGCGTATGTGTGTCAAGGCGCGACGTCGTACAGTTGTCCAACGGGTCAAGGTTGGACGTTGAGCGGGAATCAATGCACGCGGCCGCAATGTGGGACCGGGTTGAACCGCAATCCGGCTAACGGGCAATGTGTATCTCCGGCGAGCAAGACGGATGACGAGGCGGCAACGTTGACGGGGCCGTATTTCTCGCCAGCGGATGCAGAGTCTCTTGTTCGGCAGGTCGATGAGTCCGGCCAGGCGGCGAAGATCGAAGCAGAACCGCAAACCGTTACGGGTCCGCCTTCTGTCGCGTCTCCCGAAAGCACCACGCAGCAGACGACGGGTACAGCACCGAATCAGACAACTTCGACCGTCACGAATCAGACCATCGTGAACAACACGTACAATCAGAGCACGTGGACCTATAACGTCGTTAATCAGACGACGACGAAGGATGCGCAGGGCAACGTCGTTGACAGCAAGCAAGAGGACGTTGACGAATCGGTAGCCGTCACCGATGCGGCCATGCCGGATGTGCCGAAGCTTTATGACCGGAAGTATCCAGACGGAATGCAGGGCGTGTGGAATACGCAGAAAGGTAATCTGACGGCCGGGGGCCTCGCCGGTTTGCAGTCGGTTTTCGTGCCGAATATCAGCGGCGGGCAATGCCCAACTTGGACCATCAATGCCAACATCGGGCCGCACATGAATTTCGGGTCGGGCACCATCAGTCCACCTTGCTGGATATGGGATGCGATCAAGGCGATTGTGTTGATTACTGCGCTATTCTTGGCGCGTCGTTTGATATTCGGGGGTTGAGGCATGGGAGCGATTGCACAAGGTTTGTCGTGGATACTCGCGAAGATTTCGGCGGCGCTGGCGTGGATTGGCAAGCTGTTTGTGGCGGTGTTTGTGGCGCTTTGGGATTTCATCCGGGATGCGGCCTGCTGGGTGTTCGAGGAAGTGCTAAAGATTGCCATCGCGGCGGCGAACGCGGTCGATGTCTCGGCCATCTCTGGAGCGGGCCAGTGGTGGTCGAGTGTTCCGGCGGACGTGCTCAACATCATGGGTCTGATCGGCTTGCAGTACGCGCTGGGGATTGTGTTTGCTGCAATCCTGATCCGCTTGGCTCTGCAGCTCATCCCGTTCGTGCGTCTGGGTAGCTGACGATGATCAATTTGCTTCTGGGGCCACCGGGCGGCGGCAAGAGTTACGAGGCTGTGGTTTATCACGTCCTCCCGGCGTTGGCGGCGGGGCGGAAGGTCATAACGAACTTGCCGTTGAGCATGGAGCGGTTGCGGGAAATCGACGCGACCTATCCAGCGTTGGTGCACCGGGTCGAGGATCGGGTCGGGATGGTGCGGGCTGATGAGGCAGGCGGCGGGCGGTATCGCAGGGTTGGGGCGGTAGCGCCGATGCAGCAGGGCATGATTCGTGCCTTCTCGACAATGGATGATTACGCCGATCCGTGGCGGCATCCCGTAGACGGTAGCGGACCTTTGTACGTCATTGACGAGTGTCATCTGGCGTTACCGTTGAGGCGGACGGAGTTGGCAGTCGAAGAATGGTTCTCGATGATTCGGCACGAAAGCGCCGATGCATTGCTGATCACCCAGAGTTACGGGAAGATGAGTAGGACGATTGTGGACCTGGTCCAAGTCTGTTATCGCGTGCGCAAGGCAACCGCGTTCGGGTCCGCCGGCCGCTACATCCGCAAGGTGCAGGATGGCGTTCGCGGTGATGTCGTCAACGAGGCCATCCGCAAATACGAGGCCAAGTATTTCAGCCTGTACCAAAGCCATACCAAGGGCGGCGGCGCGGAACTCGTGCCGCAGGACATTGTACCGATCTGGAAGCGGTGGCCCTTCATCGGTGCGGCGGTGGCGTTCCCGTTGGCGGCGTTCATCTTCTTTGGCAGTGGATCGCCCAACATCCTGAAGCCTCCGGCTTTGGCACCCGCGGCAGTGGCGGCGGTGCCACAGCCGGCGCGGGCCGTGGCGACGGAAGTTGCGGAACGCCAGGTCGGCGGGCCGAAGGTGGAAAGGTGGGATGCGGAGGGCGGTCATCCTTTGGCGGGTCGTACTCTGCACGTCGTGGGGCGGCTCGAGGGGTGGGGCAAGCGGGCGTATGAGTTCGTCGTTGCCCAGAATGGCCAGGCGGTGATGGCGATTACCAGTGATGAGCTGGGGCGGCTGGGTTACAAGGTGGATGTAGGACGTGGCGAGCCGTGCGCCGTTCTCGTGGGTTACGGCGACTGGCAAAGCTGGGTGATTTGCGATGCGCCGACGGTCGAGGTCGGTCTGGTGGGCCGGGCACCGGCAAGCGGGGGCGTAACAGTCGAGCGAAGGGAAGCGGCCGGGCCATCGGGTTCTGGTGCGTCGGGCGCATCGGGCGAAGGGGCAGCGCCGGCGGTCGGTATCTTGCCAGGCGGCAGGGTGGGCGATCGGAGAGCGTGAGCGGGAGTGAGTATCGGCGGCGCGTCAGGCGGGCGAAGTGGGAGCTACAAGGGGGGCGGTGCTTCTATTGCGGGGCGCTGGTGGAAGTGGGCCAGGTGACTTTGGATCATGTTCAACCGCGTAGCCTTGGCGGTAGCGGGCGGTGGTGGAACTTGGTGGCGAGCTGCCGGCCTTGCAATGAGGCGAAGCGTTCGCAGACGCTGAAGGAGTTTCTCGAAAATGGGGTTCCGGCGAGGGCGTTTATGCTGCACAAAAAGGGGTAAAGGTGATGGGTCGTCGTGTGGGTTTGCCGCGGGAGTTCGTTGGAGTGGAACCGGGCGCGTTCTATCCGGTCAGTCGGCCGGTGCCGGCGGAGTTTCAAGGTCGGGGGAGATGGGCTTCAGGGCCTCTGCATACCTTCGTCGATGACTACCGGCAGGAATTTGTCTGGCGGCGGCCGCAAGAGGGGCTGCTGATGGCCTTGGCGGCGGGCGTCTGCACTGCGCCGGATTTCACCGTCTGGTTGGATGAGCCGCCAGAGTGGAGGGCGTTTCAAGCCTGGCGATCGGCAGTGGTTGCGGGTTACTGGCAAGCCAACGGTGTCGATGTCCTGCCGGTAGTGTCGTTTGGGTCGGGCTGTGAGCGGTTTGTCCGGCCTGGCTCCACCTGGGCGGTACGTGCACCGGGGCGGGGTAGTGATGCGGCGCGCTGGGCGGATCGGTTGCAAGGCTTCGTTGAGCTGGCCCAGGTCGGGCGGTTGATCGTCTTCGGTGTCACGGGCGCGGCGCGGCTTGTCTTCTGGGGTGAGTGCTGCGGCGTGCCTGTCGAGGTCCGTGCCTTGTGTGTTCGGGGCGGTGCGGCAGAGCGAGAGGCGGCCTGATGGGCGGCCGTGCCGAGCGCGAGCCGTTCGCATTGGATGATCGCGAAGTGTGGATCACGGAAGTCTCGGATGCGCGCTTGAGCAAGTATGAACGAATGCTCAAGAGTGCGGGGGCCGGCGTTCGGCTTGATGGCTCGAGCCGGGCCGCCGGTGGGCAGTATTTCCGCGATCTGATCCAGCGTGAGATAGCGCGCAGGGCGTCGAGTCTGTTCTGATGCCAATGGCATAGCGCAAACCAACAAAAACG